GTTGTTACCTGGTCAAGTGCTGCGGCGAGCGCGTGCCGCCAGCGCATCTCGTCGACCATCTCATCGCCCCGAATCTGCGGGGGGGGGGGATTGTTCGCCATGCTTTCCGCCTTGAGTCGTTCAGTGCTGGCACGGTAGCGCGAGGGTGAGACACCTCGCCGAAACGTCAAACAATCAGCGCAGCCAGCGCAGCTCGACTCGGTCGGGATCGAACGGCCCGCCGCGACGTTTCGCCCGGTGAATCGTCACGGCGAGACTGGCCGCCACGAACGCGCGACGCTTCGCGATGGTCATTGCTTGCCAGCCTTCGCCGGTGTTGATCGGGGCGACCTCGTGGGCGGCAGCCGCTCGGTCTCGCAAAGAGTCCAGGCGCCCGACCACTGAGGTGCGCAGGCTGCGCCATTCGACCGGCTCCAGCTCGCCAGCGTCGAGCATGCGGGCGTAGTCGCCGAGCTTCGCTTCGGCCTCGGCGATCTCGGCGGCGAGCTGCGCTACGTCGCCGCTCGGCGCTGCAGCCTCGGCGGTCGCGACGAGGGCGATCATGCGGGCCTCGACGATCTCGTCGACCCGATCCCGAGAGGCGTAGACATGGCCGCAGCCGCCTGCGGCAGCGTTGCAGCCGTAGAGGCGCATTGTGCCCCGGACATGGCCGGAGAGAGTATGGCCGCAGGCGCCACAGATGGCGACGCCGGAGAGCAGATAGCGCCCGGAGGGCGCTCGGCGTTTCTCGGTGAGATGCTGGCGCAGTCGCTCATAGGTCACGCGGTCCAGCACTGGCGGCCAGTCGCCGGTGCCGACGACCTCGCCGTCGTGGACTTGCAGACCTGCGAGCGAGGGCGCCGTCATCATCACGCGCAGCGTGGTGGGGTACCACTTGCCGCCGGATCTCGTCGGTATCTGGCGGGCGGTGAAGTCTGCGCAGATGGCGCCGAGCGTCTCGCCTGCGAGGAGTCGCTCGGCGGCCTCGGTGACGATCGCGGCGCGCTCAGGATTGACCACGCCGCCCGAGTCGTAGGGATAGCCGAGCCGACCGGTCGGGCGCCCTCGGTCTCGGAGTTCTGACTGCTTGCGCCTGATGCGGCGCTGCTTATCTTCGGACTCTTTGCGAGCCACGGCGCCGGTGATGCGCGCCATCAGCCTGCCCTCGGGCGTGGTGAAATCGAGATCGCCAGCAGTGACGGTCAGCACGCGCACGCCGGTGCGCTCGACGAGCACGACGAAATCCTCCAGCTCGCGAGGGGAGCGGTGCAGCCGGTCGGGATGGTCGGCGATGAGCGTCGAGATGGCGCCCGAGTCGATCGCCTCGCAGGCGGCGAGGTAGCCCGGTCGGGCCTTGCCGCTGAAGGCGCTCACTGAGTTATCGACCCAGACCGCTGAGACCTCCAGCCCGAGCCGCTCGGCCAGCGCTCGGGCGTCTGCCTCCTGGCGGGCCACGCCTCGCCCTGCGCCCTCTTGGTCGTCGCTGATCCTGCAGTAGATGCCGGTGCTGCCTGTTGTCCTCGTCATGGCCGCCACCATAGGCGACCGATGCCGGAGAATAGGTGCGGCTGCCTAACTATTTCCGGCACAAGTGTGCACAAGGTCAGCGCAGACGCGGGAAGGCCCGGCGCTGCATGCGCCGGGCCTCTCTGCATTCTGTGTAGTTGTGCAGGGTCAGACGGTCGGGTGCCCGCCGTCGACCGAGGCGACGTAGATCGGGGCTGCCGGTGCGCTCGGCGCCGAGCTGCTCGGTGCGCTCGGCATGAGCACGCCGCCGATGGCTCCGGCGGCGGTGCCTGCGAGAGTCCAGAGCGTGCCAGCGTCGTGGCCGGAAGTGGTGAGGATCACGCCGCCGATGATGGCGGCGAGGGCGAGCACGCCGAGAACGGCGAGGCCTAGAGGGTTGCGAGCTGCGGGCATGAGTTGCTCCTATCGGTCGGGATGCGTTCGGGGTAGGGGTCAGGGTCGACGACCTCGGGGTCGTCGTCGGTGTCCTCGTCGTCGGGAGTCCACACTGGCGAGGGCAGGGTGATGATGCTCACGGCCGTGGCCTCCTGGTGAGTAGGGCGCCGCCGACGGTGACCACTGCCAGCCAGATGCCGCAGTAGAGGGCGAGGCCGCGGCTCACTCGTCGACCTCGTCGTCGTCCTCGTCGGTCTCGTCGTCCTCGTCAGGTTCCGGCTCGGGATTGTTGAGCGTGGCCCATAGGCCGTCAAGATAGCCGCAGGCGTCAGTGATTGAGTCCTGAACGCATGACGGGTCGGCCTGCGCTGCGCCGGTCATCAGCGCGTAGGAAAGGCGGCAGAGCTTCACGACGACCATCTGCAGGATCGCCAGCTCGCCGGTCATGTCGAGCGGCTCGTCGTCGGTGAGAGCGCGCATCACTGCGGCCACGCGCCGATAGTCCTCCCAAAATGGGCCGTAGCTGCTGGCCCGGTCGCCGCTCTGCGAGTTCGTCAGAGCGAACGCATTCAGCAGGCAGCTCTCGTACTCGGGCGCAGCTATCGCCTCGGTGTCCTCGTCGTGCATGTCGTGACCTTTCCTAGAGTCGCCAGCGCAGAACGAACACGCCCGGCGCACCAGCGCCGCCGGTGCGCTGACTGACGCCGCCGCCTCCGCCGCCGCCCGAGCCGTAAGTCGTGGCCGCTGCGCCGTTGGCAGAGGCGCCGCCACCCGCGCCGCCTGCGCCTGACGAGCCGCCAGCGCCTGCGGTGCCGCCAGCGCTGGCGCCGCCGCCGCCGCCTGCGGCGTAGAACACTGCCGAGCCGCTCGGCCACGTCGACGAGATGCCAGCGCCGCCGGAGCCTGCGACGCCGCCAGTCGTGGCCGCGCCACCTGCGGCGCCAGCGCCTCCGCCTCCGCCTGCGGCGCGCAGTGCAGTAGTGGCCGAGCCGCGACCGAGGCCGCCAGCGTTGCGCGAGCCGTTACCGCTCGCCGCACCGCCTGCATAGGTGAAGGAAGTCTGCGAGCCGCCGCCGCCACCTGAGCCGCCGGGCAGGCCGGTGCTGCCGGACGAGCCGCCGCCGCCGCCGCCGAGTGCCACAGTGGCGGCGATCTGGCTCGCCATCGGGTCGGTCATGTAGGTGCTGCTGCCGCTCGCTCCGCGTGCCCCGACCGATCCGCCTGCGCCAGGGGCGCCGATAAAAATCTCGTTCAGGCCTTCGCTAATGATGAATGAATCAAGAACGAAGCAGCCAGCGCCGCCGCCGCCGCCGAGCGGGTTGATGCCGCCAGCTCCGCCGCCAGCTCCGCCGCCGATCGCCAGAAACTCGACATAGCCGGGCACGTCGACGAGTGCGCCGCCGTAGTCAGTAAAGACGGCGTAGCGCCAGCCGCCTGCGTCGTAGGTGCTGACACTGCCGAGCACGCTGATGGCAGGGTGCGGATAGGTGGCGCCGGATGCCACGACGCCGAGCGTCGAGGGCATTAGCTGACCGCCAGGTCGCCGACGAGCAGGTAGGTATCTGTCGCCACGCAGATGAGCGTCGCCGCCGAATACTGCGTGCGCAGGTTTGCCGTCGGGCTGGCGAGAATGTTCGCCGTTCCGCCGACCTGCACCTGCCCGCCGCCGAGCTGGGCGAGATCGACGCGCTGCCCGGCGGTGATGCCGAGGCCGGTCGGAACGCTCAGAGCGACGGTGGCGGCGTTGCTGAAGGTGACGAGCTTCCCGACGTCGCCAGCTACGAGCGAATAGGTCGTGCCGGTCTGAGCGTTCAGGGTCTGCGCGCTTGACCAGTCGCCTGCGGCGCCGGTGGCGCCGGTCGGTCCGGTCGGCCCTACGGGGCCGGTTGGGCCAGTCGGCCCGGTCGCACCGGTGGAGCCGGTCGCACCTGTGGAACCTTGCGGGCCGGTCGGGATGGTGAAGGCGAGCGACTGCGTCGGCGCCGAGCCGGAGACAACTACGGCGGCGGGCGTGCCGTAGGCCACTGTCGTGGTGCCGCTCACACTGAGCGAGTTCGGCGGGCCAGCGGGGCCACTCGTGCCGACGGCGACGATGCGGCCGTCGGTGATGTTCAGGGTGATAGCGACGCTCATCGGGTGACGCCTTTCTCAATGATGACCGAGCCGCCGACGAGGCGGGTCACGGTGCTGGCGTTGGTCTCGGCGAGATCCCAGACGCCGCCGCCGGGCGTGAGCGCCGAGGTCGTCGCGGCTGACAGTGTGCAGGCGAAGGTGCCCGCCGCTGCGTTCGTGATTGAGCAGGAGAACGACGCGAGCACGGTCGACGAGTCGGCAGTGGCCCGAACCTGCGCCGCATAGGTGCGGCCGCTGATGTTGATCGGAGCGCCTGCCGAGTCCTGCAGCGTGACGCTGACTGTCTCGGTGTCGCCGGTGCGGAGCGTGAGTAAATAGTTAGCCGGTGATGACATGGCGGCGCCTTTCGTTAGGTGAGCACGGCGAGGTCGCCCCAGCCACGAGGGCCGTAGGCGGTGCCGACGCCGAGCGTGAGCAGTCCAGCGGGCGAGGATTGGCCGGTGCGATCGGTGAACCACTCCGAGCCGCCATCCATTGCGGGCACCTGGACCATCGTGCGGCCGGTGCCTTCGCTGACGATGAGATGGTGATAGTGCCCGGTCAGCAGTAGGGAGGCGTCAGCGACCGGCTGGCGGCCCATGACTTGACCCTGCCACCACTTCTCGACCCTCTGCGCCGGATGGCCGCCGCCGCCACTCTTGTGGCCGTGGGCGAACGCGGTCACCACGCCTGCCACGTTGAGCACGAGCGTGGCCGACTCGGCCAGCACAGTGCTGACGTGGCCGTAGCGGGCAGGGTTGGCGGCGAGCACCTCGGCGACCTGCTCGACGACCGCTAGGTCGTCGTTATCGGTCGTGCGCGTGTAGGCCTTGCCGGAGCCGTTGCGGTTCTCGCCGTGGTTGCCTGGCACGGCGGCCAGTACGACGTGCGAGACGAGCGGGGCCACAGTGTCGACGGCGCGCAGGATGAGTCGGCGGGCGAGGCGGAGCTGCTCGCGCCGGTCGAGATCGGTCGTAAATGCCTGAGCGGGGTAGGCGCCGCTGCACTGCTCGACGAGGTCGCCGAGGCCGACGAGGTAGACGGCGCTCACCTGGCGCCCGGAGCGCTTGAGTTCTCGCAGACGTGCGGGCAGGGCGTCGATCGCCGAGCAGATGCGCGTCGTCGTGGCGGCGCTGCCGCCGCCTTCGCCCTTGCCGAGCTGCCAGTCGGAGAGGGCCACGAGTAGCGCCCGCTCGCCGGTGATGATCGGGGCGACGATTGAGCGGCGGCGCATGACAATGGCGCAGAGCGCCTCAATGTCGGCCCGCTCGCCGGTGTTGCTCTTCGCCTGCAGTGCGGCGCGGTAGTAGCGCAGACGGCGCCCGTCGTGGGTATCCCACGCGCGCACCTGAATGCTGCCCGGCACGACCTCAGTCGTGGCGGGGTCGAGTCCCCAATCTGCGACGAGTTCATGCCAGACGCCGCCGGTCGGCTCGGAGTCCATCGGCGGGGTCGTGATCGTGCCAGCGTCGCCGCTCCACGCTATGCCTGGCTCCCAGCCGGACGGGTGGCGGCGTGACTCGTGAGCCTCTACGTCGTCCGCGAACATCGGCAGCCCTCTCGTCGGTGGCGACTCATTGCCTGCTCGGAGACCTCGACGCCGCGAGCCTTGAGGGCGCGCACGATCGCCGAGGAGGTGTAGGCGGGGCTACTGATTACGGCGGCGACCTCGGCCTGCATGTCGGGGTCAAGAGTTGCCAGGGCGATAGCAATAGTGCAGGCGGTGCCTGCCTTGCGGCCGTTCGCTCTTACCTCGTCTGCGAAGCTCATCAGCGCCAGCGCCTCCGGGTCGTCGGGTAGCGGTGCTCTTCTATGTGATCGTCAAGCCGGTCCGAGACCCGATCCAGCCGGTCGCCGGTCGCGTCGATCTTGGTCTCGATCCGCTCCAGCTTCGCCGAGTTCTGAGCGTGCTCGTCGGTGTTGAGGCTGCGAGTCTTGCGGCTCTGCCAGATGGTGCCGAGTAGTGCCAGCAGCCCGGCGGTCAGCGCTGCGAGTATCGGCGTCCACTCGATGACGGCGAACATGGCACTACTTGGCGATCGGGATCTGAGCGAGGAACTCGGGCGCAGTGATCCAGACCTGCGAGCGGCCGAGCTGCTCGGGCTTCGTGTCGGCGGGCGGTGCGAGCACCTTGCCGCCGTTCAGGCCGACGACGTAGGCGACCGAGTCAGCCTGCGCTGCGCTCTTGAGATGCCAGCGGCTGGAGAGGTTCGCCTGCACGACCCATACGGCGGGGTCATTCTTTGCGCGCATGTACCAGATACTCACGTCGTCATCTCCTGAGGGTTGAGGGGTAGGGCCGCCGAGCAGGCGGCGCATGAACTCGTCAGCGGGCCAGTTGGGGCCGGGGTCGGTGTGGTCGGTGCCGATGCCTGCGGCGCTGCAGAGGCCGTGGGTGGAGATGCCTGCCTCGCCAGCTCGCAGCTCGGCGACGCCGAGCCAGCGGCGCGGGATGTTGTAGCGATCGCAGAGCGAGCCGACGAGGTCGACGAGGAGGTCGAGCTGCTCAAGGGCGGCAGGTGTCCACCAGTCGGTCGAATAGGCGTAACCGGTCTGCTCGATCCCGATCGACGCGCCGCCGCCGTAGGTGTTCGCCGAGCCGACGTGCCACGCGGTGGCGGGCGGCTTGACGCCGCACCAGACCTCGGCAGGGTCAACCATGAAGTGAGCAGACGCCTGCGGCGAAGTCGGGCCTGCGAACCACTGCGCCACCTGGCGGGCGCGCCCGATCTCGACCGGGCACTCCATGCTGTGAATCACGATCAGTCGCGGGGCGCCGGTGGCGGGCGACTGATTGCGGGCGGCGGCGTAGGGGATCGCGTCGAGGTTCATCAGACAGGCGCGCCGTTCGGCCCCATGTCCTCAATGATGAGCGAGGAGGCCGTGAATGTGCACGTCGTCGAGCCGGACGTGGCGACGCCGCCGACCTTCCATGTCTGCGTGCCCGAGGCGGTTGACTGATAGAGCGCCGAGCCGCCGACGAGGCCCGACTCGTTAGTTCCGGCGCGGTTTGTCTTCGGGTAGACGACCTGGATCGTGCCGCCGTTGTTGTAGATGCCGACCGAGAGGTCGACGCCGATGACGGTCGAGTTCTCAAGGTTGCCGGTCAGCGTCACGCGATAGTTGCGGCGATTGACGGCGGTCCAGGTGAAGGTCGACGAGTAGCCGATCGTGCTCGTGAAGTTGGCGGCGCCGGGCAGTGCCGAGATTGCCACCACGCCCCACGGCGCATTCCACGGAAGGCGCCAGCTCGTGCCGTTGTAGACATAGAGGCCGTTCGTGCTGTCGGCGGCGCTCAGCGTGGACACCTGTCCGGTGACCGGGCTACCGATCTCGCCGGAGCGCACGCCCGAGGTGGAGAACGGCGTCACGATCTGATCGCGCACAGTGCTGCCCCATGCGCTCGTGATGGTCGTACCGTCGACGGGTAGGTCGGGTCTCTGTGGCATTAGTGATCTCTTTCGTCAGTGGTGGCCGAGGCTCACCATGTCCAGGTGACGTCGCCCCAGGTGCCGACGTCCCAGAGGGACAGGGCGCGCGGGCGGTAGGCGGTAGCGCTTGAGAAGGTGAGGCCGATCTGCCAGCGGTCTGCGCTGATCGTGTGGCCAATGCCTTCGATGAAGACGTAGCGGCTGAGCGTGGTCTGGTTCTGCGGCGTGTATTCCACGAGCGCCCCGAGCCGCAGGGCGATCTCCTGCGTCGCCAGTGCGGCCCAGAGGCGGCCGTCGGCGTTGTTCAGGTCCAGCGGGTTGAGCTTGATCGACTCGATGCGGTGCTCGGGATCTTGCAGGATTGACAGGTCACGCCGGGCGATCGCTGCGACGTCGGTATCGCTCTGGCAGATGAGGTCGTCGCGACTCTCTGAGCGCATGCCGTAGAGCTGCTGCGATGCCGCCGCAGTGACTGTCTGAGCGGTGCCGCCGACCCTCTGGTAGGTGATTGAGTTCCGCACGAGGTCGCCGTCGTAGCTGAGATTCACGTCGGCGTAGGTGAGCGTCTCGGCGTCGGTCGGTGCGTCGGAGAAGTGCAGCGCCGGGATGGTGCGCCCGCTCTTCTCGATCTGCGCCTGAAAGCCGTCGAAGCGTGCCGAGCCGTCGGGTGCGCAGTAGAACGCTCCGCCCTCACTGTCGGCGGTGAGGGCGAGGAGACTCTGCGGCGTGCCCTCTAGGGTCGTCGCCTGCATGGTCGTTTCGCCCTCGTCGACGATTGACGGCCAGCGCCAGTCGGCGTCGGCGAGGATGCGGCGCACGCGTGCGCCTGCGCTTTCTCCTGCGCCCTGCGCTGCCTGCGCCACGTTCGTGATGCTGGCGAGCTGCGAGTCGTTGCCGAGCAGCTCCACGCTGACGGTAGCGTCCTTGCCGAAGCTCGGGAACTCCTCGCCCCATGACTGCACCAGACCGGTGAAGAGTGGCCAGTCGGTCGCCACGCCGTCGGCGTTCGTGTAGGTGGCCCGGATGCGCATCGGGCGCAGTATGCCGATGTGGCCGTAGTGGTCGCCGTCGGTGTTCGTCGGCGAGTAGTTGCCGCTGCGATTGTCCAGCAGTACCGAGGCGCGCGCAGTGTTGTAGCGGTTCGTCTGGCGGCTGAATGCTGCGCCGGTCGAGACGCTGCGCACGTCGGCGGTGATGTCGGTCCAGTCGGTAGTGATCGGCGGCTGCCATTCACTCTCGCCCCAGGTGGCTGAGCCCCACTGCGTTGAGGTGCCGGTGACCGGTCCGCCCGAGGTCTCGGCGATGGTCTGCGAGAAGTCGGCCTCAACGTAGAGAGTGACCGAGCCGCCCCAGCCTGTCGTGCCCATCAGCTCGCGACGGCGAGCGGCAGAGGGCCGTTGCGCCGGATGTAGCGCTGCAGCTCGTCGACGAGTTGGTCGCCGTTCGTGACGTTCGGCAGGGCGACGCTCAGGTGGGCGATGTTGACGCCGCCGCCTGCGCCGTTGCTCATCGCGTGCGAGGTGCTGAGCGAGGTCATAACTGTGCCACTGCTAGAGGGGATGAATAGCTCGGGGCCGAGTTCGCCGACGAGTGTCGGACGACCCTGCGGCAGGTAGCCGCCAGAGGCGCTCTTAAGTACCCAGTTGCCGTTCGCGTCGCGCTCGTGCGTGCGAAGGAACTCCGACGAACCTTCGCCGCCGTTGCCGGTGAGAATCATCAGCGCGCGCAGAGTTTTAAATCGCTCGATCGTGGCCTTCAGCTCTTCGTCCTTGGTTCGGACGTCGATCGGGTTATCTTGCACAGTCTGCGCCGTGAGCAGTGCCACATAGCCGACGCCGAGGATCTTCTCCATGAGGGCCTTCGCCGCATCGCTGCTCGGGTCCAGCCCGGTGTCCTTGAGCAACTTCATCACTGTCTGGAACTTCGCCGAGTCGGTCTGCCCCTTCGTCATTGACTCGGCGAGGGCGAGGAGTGAACCCTGCATGCCCATGTGCGCCTTGACGGTCTCAAGGTAGGCGGCGTCTCGTTCGGCCTGCGTCTTCGTGCCGTCCTTGAGCACTTCCTGGTAGTCGGCGTCCGCCTTGGTCATGGAAGCCTGCGCGTCGAGCACGGCGAAATAGGGGTCGGTCGCGGCGCGCAGCGCGTCGGCTGCCTGCTTGATTGAGTTCGCGTAGCCGTCCTGCGCTGTGGCTGCCTCTTCGGTGCTGAGCGTATTGAGGTCGATCTTGCCGGTGTAGGCGGCGAGCGCTGCCTCAACGGTAGGGAATACGTTTCCAGCCTCGCGCTGTGTGTTGATCCACTTCAGCGCGTCGTCTGCACCAATGCCGACGGCGGCGCTGACGGCGTTCGCCTGGTCGACCATCATCTGCAGGGATTTCTGATTTTCTTCTGCGGTTTTTCTGTTGCCTTCGGCCTTGCCGCGATCCCAGAACCAGAACGAGCCGCCGAAGCCGCTCGCGTCCTCTTTGTATTTCTTGACCTCTTCGCCGAACTTTCCGACCTGGTCGCTGGCCGCGCCAATACCGGCGGCGACGGCGGTCCCGATCGCCTGATCTGCCAGCTCTTGGCTGGCAGCTCGGGCCTCGTCGACCTTCTGCGTGTAGATCGACCAGATGGTGAAGCCAGCAGTCGCCAGCCCTGCGATGCCGCCAAGCACCTTGCCCATCATCTGCGAGGTGGTGCTCATGTTCGCGTAGGCGATCTTCGCCTTCTGAACTTGCCCGGCCATGAGCAGGAACGCTCCGCCAGTAATGGCCACTGCGCCGCCGAGCACGACGATCGGGCCGATGACGTCGCGCACCGGTCCGGGGATGCCGGTCACCAGCTCGGTGAACTTGGTCAGAATCGGCAGCATCTCGTTGCCGATCTGCACCTTCGCGCCGTTCACTGCGGCGGTGAGTTCGCGCTGGGCGACGACGTTCTTCTTCACTGCGTCGATGTTGTCCTGGCTGAGCACTAGGCCCATCTTCTCGGCCTCGGTGGAAAGCTCGGCTATGCCGTCGCGACCTTTCATCAGGAAGGGCAGCAGGTTGGCGCCGGAGCGGCCGAAGAGATCCAGCGCGGCGGCAGTAGTCGCCGTGCCCGGTCCCATTGTCTTAAACTTTTCGGCCACGTCGCCGAGCACGTCGGACATGCCGCGCAGCTTGCCGTCTGATGTCTTCGCCTCGACGCCGAACTTCGTCAGCTTGTCGGGCGAGTTCGCCATCGTCTTAGAGAGCTTGCCGATGCCGATCGCTAGGTCATCCACGGCGACGCCGCTCATCTTGCTCGCGTAGGCGAGCTGTGACGCGGTCTCGGCGTTTAGTCCTGTGTAGCGCTGCAGCTTGATGACTTCGCGGCCGAGTTCGGTCGTCGTGCTCGCCGCTGAGATCGCCGTCGCCAGCAGCCCGGTGCCGACGGCCACCATGCCCGCGCCGATCTTGGTCGCGTTCTGCGAGAACTTGCCGACGTCGTTGCCAGCCTTGCCGAGATTCTTCTCGGCCTCGCCTGCGAGTTTCTTCATCTCCGAGATGGCGCCCGAGGCGTCGCCAGTGATGAGGATCGCCAGTTTCTCGGTGAGCGCCATAGCGTCAGCCCTTCGGTCGGAGTAGTAGCGCCAAGTCGCCCATGCGCTGGCGGCGAGTCACGTCGGGCGGCCAGTGCAGGGCCACGGCGAACTCGCGCAGGTATTCGTCAAGGGCGCCTAGTCCAAAGGGACCGGCGTCACCTCGCGACGGCTGATCGCGTCGACCAGCTCGGAAACGGTGAGCGCGCCGAGGCGCGCCTCAACCTCGGCGTGGCTGAGGTTGAGGCGAGACTCAAGGCAGACGCCGACGACGGCGCGGCAGTGATTGGCAGAGCGCACCGGGTCGATCTCTACCCAATTGCAGGCTGCCGCTTTTTCGATGGCGTAGGCCTCGTTCAGCGTGAGGTCGTCCTCGGTGACGAGCAAGTCGCCGAGGCTGAGCTGCCAGCGCAGACCGGTGGCCTGAGATGCGAAGCGGCCCTGAATGGCCTCCAGCACCGGCATGAGGTCGCCGTCGAAATCGCCCGCGGCGATGCGCTGCGCGATGTCCTGCGCCGTGTCTTTTTTCCTCGTCGTAGTTGTCACTTGGCTAATGCCTTCCCTAGTCCAGCCGCCTGACCGAAACCGGCGGCGACGAGTGCCTGCTGCCTTGCGGGGCCGAAGCCGCGCGGCGCAATGATTCGCGCCGCCTGTTTTGACTCTTCCCAGATTGCGCGCTCGCCGCTCGTGCCTGGATGAAACGCGTACGGGCGCCAGTTGGTGCCTGCTATGTGCAGGGCACGCGCGCCCATGCGGGCCTTCGTGACTCCGGCGCGCGTTGTTGTGTTCTTCAGAGTGCCAAATACTCCACGATTGCCGACGATGCCGCCTCGGGAGTCGCGCACGCCGAACGCTGCAGAGGCGCCGAGTCGGCGGCCCTTCGCTCGCGTAGAGGTGCGCGTGCCGAGATGCACCGCTGCGATGATGTGCGGCTTAGTTGGGCTGAAGAGGAGATGCACGGCGCCCCGGAAATAGACGGACGCTTTCACAGTCCCGCGCTGATTGGCCCACGAGCGATCGCGCACTGTCCACGGTCGACGCTTGATCTTGGCCGCAGGTGAGTGGCCGTGGCCCGACATGATGCCGAGCCACGCGCGTTTTACCTCGTAGGCCACCTGATCGGCGGCCTTGAGTTCCGCCGCCGTGATCGTGTCGGGAAACTTCGCCGCGCACTTCAGCAGATGGTTCAGGCCCTCGACGGCCGCCACGGCTCAGGAGGTGGCGCGAGTAAGTGCGCCCGAGCGGGGCCAGGTGACTGAGACCATGCTGAGATCGCCGACCTTGCCGCCGAGCTTGTACTGGTTGACCAGAAAGCTGCCCGAGTACTGCGGGTTAGTGGCCGAGGTTGCGGCGCTCGTGGCCTTGACGGTGCAGGTCACGAGGGTGCCACGAGCTGCCCAGATGGTCGCGTCGACCGAGGCGGCGGCGAAGTCGTTCTGCGCCTCGATCGTGATGCTGCCATCCTTCAGGCCGCCGGTGCGGGTGTGGTTGCCCGAGCTGGCGAAGTTGGTCGTATCAATGTCGGCGACCGAGTCGTCCAGGCTCACGCTCGTGACGTGGTCCGAAAGGTCGACGCCGTTCACGGTGATGACCGGGTTAGTGATTACGAAAGCAGCCACGGGCTGACCTCCTGTGTAGGTGTTCGGGTGGGTTACTGAATGGCGGCGAAGGCGGCGAAGCTGACCGAGCCGGTCGTGCCGCCGAGCGTCGCGACGACTCGCCAATAGGCATTCGTCGTCGCGGTTGACGAGGAGCCGAAGCCGCTACCGGCGGCAGTGATCGCCGCCAGGGTGACGCGGTCGGCCGGTGAGGAGAATCCCGACGCCGCTGCGCTCTGCAGCTTGAGCGTGATCGTGCGGTCGCCGGTGAGGCTGAAGACATGCACGCCGAGGTAGGCGACGGCGGGCGCTGTCTGTGCGCCGAGGTTCACGGCGGTGCCGTTCGTGGTGGCGCTGATGGTCGCCTTCGGGGCGAGGATCTGCCCGGCGAGCAGGCCCTCGCCGCGTGCGATCGGCATGGTGGCGTCAAGCTTGCTCGTGTCGCCGACCTTGAGCGGCTGCTTAGTGGAAGTAAGCAGGCCGCGCATCGCATAGATGCGGTCTCCGACGGTGGCGGTGCCAGCGGTCGGGAACTGCGTCACGGTCAGCAGCTCGACGGCGCCGGTCTGATTAGCGAAGACAGTTTCGGCGATGCCGGGATCTCCGAAGGTCATCACGCTGGCGCTGACATCTTCCAGCCCTGCGATGCGCTCATGGTTGCCGGAGCTGCCGAAGGTGGTCACGTCGAGATCAGCGGCGGAGAAGTCGAGCGCCACCTCGTTAGCGGTGGCGGTCAGGTCGGTGCCTGCGTAGTGAATGACGACGTCGCGAAGGATTGGCACGCGTGGCTCCTATGGTCGGGCGTAGACGGTGACGGCGAAGTCGCCGCCCCAATAGCCGATGCCCGCGACCTCTTCAGAGGAGAGCGGGCGGAAGGCGGTACAGATGAGATCGTCGGCGATGCCGCCAAGAGTGCGATCGGACTCGACCGCTGCGCGCACGGAAGTGGGCGAGGTCGGATCCGCGTAGGTGTCCAGGTCGACGCCGCTCTGGTCGGAGTCGGACGACTGCACGAGCACCATCACTCGGAACTCGTAGCGCACGAGTCCGGCGCTGCTGAAACTCTGGTGGTAGTCGATCGTCGGGGTAAGCACGACGGCGCAGGGCACGTTCACCATGCCGCCCTCGCGCTCGTACACCTCGACGCCGGGCAGCGCCTGCAGGTTTGCGGCGAGGCCTAGACGGATGTCGGCGAGCGAGGTCATGCGAGCGAGGTCTCGTAGAGCACGAACGGCGCCAGGAGACGCTCGACCTGCGGCAGGCTCTTGATCCTGACGGCGCCGTACTGGTCGAAGCCAGCCACGCCGAAGGGCGCTTCGCGGAGTTTGTAGGTCTCGGCGGCGAGGATGAGGGCAGCCTGAGCGACCGGCTCGGGCACGTCGGGCCAGCCCCAGCGGGCGGTGACGCGAACGCATGGCCGCCCAGAGGTGACGTCGGTCGGGATGGTGAGAGATCCGAGCGTGCGCAGCCTGGTGACTGGCCATGCCATGCCGTTGGCGCCGACGCCGTTCAGTGGCTCGGCGAGCCAGTCGGCTGCGTCAACGTCATAGGCCCATGTGCCATCTTGCCCGGTGTCCAGCTCGACGAGCGAGATCGTGCCGACCACTGCGTCGTCTATGGCGACGGTGTGCTCGGTGGAGCGTCGGTAGACGCGGGCGCTCGTGGCCGAGTCCGCGTAGAACCGACGGCGGCAGTGGCCGTCGATCTCGCGACTGGCCGACGCGATCGCCGCG